CACATCAGCTTGTGTCTGCCAACTGTCCATATATCGCCACGCTGGACAAAAGCTGCCTTTTCTAAGGCAGCGGACAGGTCAAAGTCATCCTCTTTTGCCTCGCTGCCTGCATCCGCACCCAGCAGCTCTGTCAGTTCCTTTTCATCAAATCCGGTCATGGAAAGGTCGAAGCCGAGCTCCTGCAATTCCTGCATTTCAACGGACAGCAGTTCTTCGTCCCAGCCAGCATCTAACGCCATCCGGTTGTCGGCAAGAATATACGCTTTCTTCTGTGCTTCGGTCAGATGGTCGGCATACACACAAGGAACTTCTGCAATACCTTCTTCCTTTGCCGCCATGATGCGTCCATGTCCTGCCAGCACATTGTATTCCCGGTCGATAATGACCGGATTGACGAATCCAAACTCACGAAGGGAAGAGCGAAGTTTCAGGATCTGTTCCTTGTTGTGCGTTCTGGCGTTATTGGCATAGGGTACTAACTTGTTGATGTCAACAAGCTGAAATTCTGTGGTTGTGGTCATGCTCCATTCCTCCGCTTCAAAACTTTCTGTAAGCCTTTTCTGGCATCCAGCACTTTTCCGCTGACCGCCTGTCCCTTGATTGTGCGGTATTGCTGTTTGGTCATCTTCTGGCGATTGGCTTTCAGATCTCGCCAGAACTGGGTATCTGCTTTCATGCTGCCTCACTTTCTGCTGCTCAGAAGCTGTTCCATCAAATCATCCTGCGGTGTACCGTCAAATTTGGTCGTACAGTTTTGTTTCACAATATCGAAAATCTCATACCAGAGCAAGTTTGCCTGTTTCTGAAATGTCTGGCTCATCTGCACAAACGGGGAGGCAATAACGCCGCCCGTGGTCGGGTGCTTTCCCAGCAGTCCATAGGTACTGAGGGCTTCTTCACACTGTACAAATCGGGCGAATGCCTGCGAATAGCTTTCCAGCAGCCGTTTGTTGACGTGCTTTTCACAGCCACGCTGTTTCAGCCAGAGCCATGTTTCTTTGTACACAATGTCTGCTCCCAGCGGTTTTCCGTTCTTCTGCTGGGCAGACAAGTATGCACTGGGACTTGGCATATCCGCACCGGTCAAATCAGCGGCATCGTCCAGATCAGCTGCATCCAATTCCGGAGCATGAAATTCTATAATCTCTGCGTCCTTGCCCTCTGCAATTTTGTCGGAGAGGGCTTTCGGCTTATCACCTGCACGAACTCGTCTGCCGCCTCTTCTTGTGCCGTCCTTTGCCATCTGATTTCACCTGCCTTTTGAGAGAAAAATAGCCGAAACTGCGTAGGTTTCGGCTTGTTTGCATATTTTCGGGGTTAATCCCCCGTTTGAACCTTGGTTTTTGTGCGTGAGAGGGAACGCCGGTCTGTAAAAAATTCACAATTAGAGATTTTTATCCCCCACCGGCAGCATTTCAGACACAATCAATATCGATAGACGGGATTTCGGTCTTCCGTCCATGTCTTGCGGTCATGGCAGGACTTGCAAAGAGCCTGCCAGTTACTTTCATCCCACATCAGATGCGGATCACCACGGTGAGGAATGATATGGTCGACCACAGTTGCTGCTGTGAACCGTCCCCGTGCCATACACTTCACGCACAGCGGATGCTTCCGCAGGTACGCCTTGCTGAGCCGCTGCCACTTGCTGCCGTATCCACGCTTGGCGGCAGACGGTCGGTCTGGGTGCAAGGGCTTGTGTTCGTCGCAGTACGCACCTTCGGTCAGTTTCGGACAGCCGGGATGCTTGCAGGGTTTCTTACATTTCTTCGGCACAGCAGTCACAGCCTTTGCAACTATCTTCTGTTTCTGCAGAGAGTTTTTTCAATGCTTTTTGGTATTGTTCCTTCACCCAGGCAACGCTGTCATTCAGTTCATCTGCAATGGCATCCCATGTTGCAGCGTAAAGATACCGCAAACGAAGAATCTCACGCTGGTCGGCATTGTGATTTGCCATGATAAGTTCTTCTAGTTCCCGTTTCAACCGAATCGATGCAATCAGATCGTCCCAAGCTGCCTCCACGATCTCATGTATTTCATCTTCATCGATTTCCATCGCCATAGCTTTCCAATCCTGATAAATCACACTCTGTTCCTTGATGCGTCTGTTTAGATCCATACTGTTTCTTAAAACTTCTTTTGCAAGCATATCGATTCTCCTTTATGGACACGAAAAACAGCCCTCGCAGAATTTCTTCCGCAAAGGCTGTTTCGCTTTCTCCTGTTTTCCTACTTTACAGTATACCACATATGCGAACTATCATCAAGTGTTATGAACTATCATGAACTATCAACTTTTCATCCCTGCCAAGGCTTCCCGGTGCAAACGATAACAGGAAGGTTTACTGTATCCCATTTCTTCTGCGATCTGATTCCAGTCCTTGAATTCCAGATAACGCTTTGCCAGAATATCATGATGCTCCGTATCTGTGACGGCTTTTATCGCAGTATCAAAAACTGCTTTCAGAGCTTCCAGTTCCTTTTTTGCAGTCTTTACTTCTTCCTCCAAGGATAAGATCTGAGAAACGCCGCTTTCCACGGCGTGAGATTCCGGCGATACGGGTTTGGGCAAATCAAAATAGGCAGGTGATTTGGGAAAAGAAAGTTTCTGACGAAGAGCATCTGCTTCCTTTTGTTTTCGGTCAATCCTTCTAAGAAGTCTTTGTGCCTGTTTCATGTATTCTTTTGCTGTCATGCCGTGATCTCCTCCAGCATTCTTTTTACCTCCTCCACAGAACGGACGATGGCAGCGTTTCCGCCGCATTTTTGTATTTTGCGAAGAACCGATTCCTGCAAAGCAGTTGCTTTCCCTTTCTCCGTTTTTACTTCAAAGGCAAAGAACCTGCCGCCAATGCAGGCGATCACATCGGGGATTCCTGCCGTTCCATACATCCCGCCATGCTCCTTCCAGCAAAAACAATTCGGCACGGTTTTCAGATACCTCAAAATCGCCCTTACGATATCCGCTTCTTTCAAACTGCTCACCTCTTACCTCTTTACTGATTTTACAGGGAAATTTCTATTATACTCATAAAAAATGAGAAAATATATGGGGATATAAAATAGGAAATATATAAAAGATTACGGGAATTCCCTGCAAAGCCTGTAAACCCTGTCAGAAAGCTGTGCAGACCTCTCCCCTGGCAAGCTACACATGGCTTTCTGAAAAGCTGATGCCTCTCCACGTTCTCCGTTTTCCGGTTCTGTCTGCTGCTTTCACGACCGTGGGAAAATTTGCTTCCAGTTCGTTGTTGAAATTCTGCTGACTGTATGGAGCCATGCCGCAGCTGTCACAGTATGCTTTATACCGTGCAAAGAACTCCATTCTTCCCACTTCTGCATCCATTTGCAAAGTACAGCAGTCCCGAACAAACGCCAGCACACTGTTGCTGTCTTCCCGGTATTTCTGAAGTTCCTGTGCATTTGCCTTTGTTTCTGAAAAATGAAAATGATTCTGCATCAGCCGCCGCAGTCCTTCTAAGGCAAATTGAAAGATCCCATCTGCTTCACAGCGGAACTTCTCCAGAAGTTCCGGATCTCGCTTGTCCTCCGGCACAGAATGATTGAACCGGACAATGATCAGACGGCGGTAAAAGCCCTCCGATTTGTCCCCATAGTTCTTCGGAATGCTGTTGCAGGAAAAGAGCAGCCTCGCATAGGGCTGAAAAGAAAAGGGATTTTTGTTTTTCTTTTCCACAGTCAGATAATCCTCTCCGACCAACGCCTTGAAAATGCCGTTGTCTTCAATGCCCTTTGTGGGCAGCTCTGCACAGATATTCGCCCACTTGCCAAAAAGTTCTGCGGTCTTGAATCGATCATTCAATGCCTGCCATGCTACATTGGACACATTTTCTTTTCCCAGCAGAAGTTCATTCAGCACCCGTAGCAGCACAGACTTCCCGGCACCGCCTTTTCCCACAATGATAAAGCACTTCTGGGCATGATTGACCGGAATGAGAAAGTAGCCCAGCATCTCCTGAATCAGCGTCACCTGATCCTCCTCCACGGATTCATGCAGAAACTGCAGAAATCTGGGACACTTTGCACCGGACATATATCGCACATTCAGCTGTACCGTAGACAGATACTTTGCGGTGTGTTCCGATAAGGTTTCGTCCAGCACATTGTACAGTCCATTTCGCACATTGATGAGATAGGGATTGGGATTGAGTTCCCGAATATCCTTCTGCACCTGCATCTTCCATTGTCCTTCGGTATCATTGATCTGAGACAGCTTTGTGTATCTGGTCAGCATTTTATCCCGTACCATATTTCTTGCTGTCAGTTCCGTAATGCTATGATAAACGCCATTTTCATAGCAATAATACTGCTCTGCGGAATAAAACACGGGGGCATTCTGTGTCATGTATTCTGCAAGCACACCGGGCAGAAACTTCGGACCCCGTTCTGTCATTTCATACCAGTCGGGAATTTCCATGCCGGAGCGATGCTTCCGTGTTTCGGATTTGTTTTGAAATGCTTTGTACAGTTCTTTTTGCAGAGCAAGCAGCGGCTTGACATCTGCATTTTTGAAACCGAAATGCTGCTTTAAATCGTAATGGATCATCGATTCGGCAGTCACGCTGTCCACATTGTAAAGATATTCCGACACAAAGTTTCGTGCAGTCTGCAAATCTTCCACCACGGCATTTTGCACCTTTTGCTGCAGCAGCAGTGCCCGAATGCCATCAATGGAAAGCGGCTGAAAACACAGAGCCGCAGGAGATTTACAGCTGCACTGTCCACTTCGCAGCTTTGGGCAGGAAAAGCCTTTCTCTGCAATGGTGCGGCAGGTCATAGGTTTTGTTCCGCTGCGGCGAAAATGCTGGATCTTATTCTGCGTTTCTTCAAAAGAATACTTCGGATACGGCTTGGAGTATTGATGTATGACCGCTGCACCGCCTTCAAACACACTTAAATTGGAGATCATCGCATACCAGTCATGTTCAGAAAGTACAGCTGCATTGTCCCGGCAGTACTTGATAAAATCGCATTCTGCTTCTACAACGCCGATTCCTTTCTGTTCTCCATGCAGCGGTACTTTCGGTTGTTCTTCTGCTTCTTGCGAAACCGGCAGTCTTTCTATCAGCTGTTCCTGTGTGTATCTTCGTTCCGGGTGAAACGAGATGCACTCCACCAAGACCGGTTCTTTCTTGCAGTGATAGAATCCCGGCAGACGCATGACACGGCTTTCGTTGACGCAGGCAGGATCTCCGCCGAAATGCTGCACCAGTGCCTTTTGAATGGGGCGAAACAATGACACCTTTGCCTCTTTGACAAACCAGTATGTATGCAGCGATTTTCTTGTTCTGATAACCATAGACGGCGGCAGCGGAAACGCATCGATGAGTGTCTGCTGTTCCTCGAAAGTTTTATCGTCCATCTCCACAAACTGTGCATTGATGCGAGTAATGCTGTCATCGGTCTGACCACCGGAGTTCACCACAAAAAAGATGCCATGATTTTTCTGGTTATGTTCTTTCAGAGTGGACTCTACTGCAAAGAATTTTCCTGCCTCCACGGACATTTTGGCACCGGTAAAGATGCCTTCTTTCCGATCATCAAAAATACGCAGACATACGGTATCATCCGGATGAAAGATCGCATTGATCACGTCCTGTGCCGATATGTTCATACAACTTCCTCCATCTCTTCTGTGAAATATCGAATCGGCATATGCCTGCGTTTTGCCCATTGGATCTCCTGTGTCATGCCCTCAGAAATACTGCTGCCGAATACCCACAGCTGGACACATTTTGTCAGAAGCACATAATTCATGAACATTGCAGTTTGCCGGTCTTCCCCTAGGGTATCGTCCAGAAACTGTGGAAAAAGCAAATGCGGTGCAATGGGAATACTGTGATGTACTACCGCAAAACGACTGTATTTCCGGGCATTTTCAATGTTTTCATTGGTATTGCCACGATAGGGAGAACAGATATATACAAGCGGTCGGAATGCCGCCAGTCTCCGTGTCTTTTTCTCCTCGCTCTCTATTCTTTTCATTGCTTCAAATTCGGTTGGCGAGAAGTATCCTTCCTTGTTGTGTGTTTCTGCCAAGTTCATTCCTCCAGTTCCTCTAAATTGCCGAAGCTTTCTCCGGCAGATGCTTCTGCCACAAGGGGCAGATCAAACTCCGGAAACGGCTGCTGTTCCATACAGCCTTTCACAAAAGCCACTGCTTCCTGCAATCTGTCTTTCGGAATGAGAAACGTCAGTTCATCGTGAATCTGCAGGATCGGTCTCAGCCATGGGCGTGACGGCAGTCCTTCTAAAATACGGACAATTGCCAGCTTCAGAATATCCGCAGCCGTTCCCTGAATCGGGGTATTCAAGGCACATCGTTCCGCAAAGGACTGCAGTCCCCAGTTGTCGCTGCGAATATTGGGAAGATACCTTCTGCGTCCCAGCCAGGTTTCTGTATACAGTTTCTGCTTTGCGATCATCTTTGTTTCATTCTGCCAGCCCGTCAAAGCCGGATAGCCAGCCTTCAGATTGCGAATGATTTCTTCACATTCCGGTATAGATTTCTCTACGCCTGCCTTGAACTTCAATGTGCTCTGCAGTCCCTTTGGAAATAGCCCGTAAAATGTGCCAAAGTTCACGTTCTTGGCGATGGTACGCTGTTCCTTGTATTCCGGTCGATGCTTGTTTTGTGCTTCTGCATAGGTACAGCCAAAAATGACGGCAGTGGTTGCCGCATGAATATCCTCGCCGTTCTGATAGGTTTCCATCATCGTCTTGTCCCGGCAGTAGAATGCTCCCACACGCAGTTCGATTTGCGAAAAATCGAGAGACAAGATCAGATGATTTTTCGGAGCCTGAATAAAATTGCGGACACCGATGGGATCGTTGCTTTTTCTGGGGCAGTTCTGTAAATTGGGATTGCGGCAATTCATTCTTCCTGTTTCCGTGGACAGAGCAAAGAAATCCGGATGGATCTTTCCGGTTGCAGCGTTTCGGAATTTCAGATAGCCGTCAATGTAGGTGGACTTGATCTTGCCCCATTTCCGGTATTCCTGTACCAACGTAAACAGTGGAGAGAGTTCCGGACGATTGGCATCACACCATTCCTTCAGCAAGATCATAGACGCATCATCTGCTGCTTCTCTGTTGGATGCAGTGACTTTCATAACAGGCAGTTTCAAGGTCTGATACAGATACTCCTTGAAAGCTTTAGTGCTGCAGTTTGCTCCAATGGAAATGTCGCCAATGAGCATTGTGATCTCATTTCGGATACGCTGCATTTGCTGTTCTGCCTCCTGCTGATGCTCTTTCATCAAGTCTACATTCACAGGCACGCCGTTGTATTTCATCAGCCCTAAGTACACCGCTGTCGGTGATTCGATCTGTTCCACAAGATACCGATGTTTCGGCAGAAAACGGTCAAACCAGTTGTTGAAAATATAATACAGCCGCAAGGCAAAATCAGAGTCCGCACAGCCATAGCGTATTGTTTCCATATCCTGTGCATCCAGTTCGTCAAAGTGTCTGCCATTTGTAACATCCGAAAAAGTGGGCAGCCGTTCATGACACGATTCTTCCGCCAGTTTTTTCAGACCGCTGTCAGCAAGTTTGCGAAATGCGTAGTTGTTTTTCAAGGTCATTTGTGCTGCACAAATGGTATCATACACCGGCGGCTGTATGACGATATCCCGTTGACAGGATATTGCAGATTCAAAGGCAATATTGTGAGCAACTTTGACGATATTTTTGTTTGTGAGAAAGTTTTGCAGAAATCGAAAAAAAGCAATGCCATCCATGTTTCTTCCAATTTTATGAGCAACAGGAACATAGATTCCCGTATGCTCTTTGGCGGAAAAGCTGCACCCGACAATATGACTTTTTGCCGGATCAAGAGCTGCCTTTTCTTCGATGCGGTAAGGCTCATCCGGTGCAGTTTCATAGTCAAAAGCCACAACGGCGGCATTGCTGACATACTGCTGAATTTCCTGCACCGAAGTGACACATCTGTAATTCTCCATAGCGTTCTCCTCAATTCAGCGGCTCCATGACTTCGCCGGTTTCCGGGTCCACACGCAGTGCATCTTCTGTATCATAGCCCACATTTTTACTAAGAGCCTTGACCTGTTCTGTCACAGCTGCGATCAGCGGATATTCTTCCGGTGACAACACCCGTTCTACAGCAAACTGTGCCTGGGAATAGCTCATGCCTGTGCTGCTGACGGCTTTTTTCAGTGTAAATTTTGTTACCACAGCATTGGAATTCTTGTATTTGGGGATCACACGCATCAGATAACGAGTAAAGGACTTCAGAGAACCGGTAGGCAGAGACAGAATTACCGGAAAAATATCGCCCTCCCGAAGCAGATACAGACGACGGCGATTCTTGCAGGCTTTTGCACCGTTCTTTCCGGATCCATACTGATTCAGCGGGCAGGAATCACAGCTGCCGCCGGGATTTCCTTCCCCATGATGCCCGTCAAAACTGCCGCAGTCCGGTGGATTGGAGCCACCCTGATATTCGCTTTGGTAGTAGGCATTCAAAGAATGCTGATAGAGGATCACAGCGGAAAACGTTTTTACCGTGTCCGGTTCCTCCGGATTCTCACCGGGAATTTCAAACATCACACCGCCGCCGGATGGGATCTTAACTCGTTCAAATGCAGCAGATAAGCCGTCCATTTCTGCACACATCACATCGGCAAGATCAAAGTCCTGCAGAGCAAGGAAGCCTGTTTGGTTGGTTTCCATCATTTCATTTTTCATTGATTTCATCCTTTCATTTTGCAGATTGACGAACAGATACAGAGGTCTGCTCATAGACATGGACAAGACCGCTCAGCCACTCTGGTACAGTATCCTGATTTTCTGCGATCTGCTCTTTGACAAAAGCAGACAGACTGTTAGCATTGACAGTTTCATAGACCAGATCACCGCAGCCGTTTTCTTTCAAGGCTGCATACAGTTCTTCTCTGCGTCCTGCCACAGCAGAGGCACGAATTTTGGTGGTCAGAGCAAACATCGTTCCGGCACGAGTGAAATTCTGTGTTTCTGTTTCTGCCATTTGCATAGAAAGCTGATACTCTGTCTTTGCGATTTCTGCATGGACGTCCTTTAACTGCTGCTCTGCTGCTTTCTTTTTCTCACGGAGTTGTTTTAGCCGCTCCGCCAGTTCATACATGTTCTGTGTTTGCATTTCAAACTCCTTCCTGAAATGGGTTGATTCCGTTCCGATAATCGTCTACCAGCGTTCTCGCTAAATCCACCTTATCCCGCAGAGAACGGAGGATTTTAGCATCCACAGTATTCTTTGCAATCAGATAAATGTACAGGCAGTTCTCTGTCTGAGAGACTCTGTGGATTCTTGCTTTTGCCTGTTCAAAGTTGCTCATGCTGTAATCAAGCGAATAGAACACCATCGTGGATGCTGCTGTCAAAGTAATGCCCAGTCCTGCCGCTGCGATCTGCCCAACAAATACACGACAGTCTGCATCTTCCTGAAATCTGCGGATTTCCTCTGCACGGTCAGAAATACCACCACGCACAGACGCATAGCCGATCTGTTTTTGTTCCAGCAGTTTCTGAATCTCGTTCAGTTCCGGCACAAATCTTGCCATGATGACCAACTTTCTGTCTTCTGTAAGCATCGTATCCAGAATATCGGAAAGGACATCCAGTTTTGCTGTGCTGACAGCATTGCAATCTCCCTCGTCATCGGTGAGATGACCGCCTGTGACCTGAGACAGACGAAGCATTTTTGTCAGTACATTTACTGCCGAAATTTCCGAACCTGCAAGCTCCGCAAAACTTTCCTTTTCCAGCTGTTTGTACAGCTTCATGGCTTTCGGTTCCAGTTCTACCGTGCGGATTTCCTCGGTAATTTGAGGCAAATCCAGACATTCTGCCTTAGTTACACGATAGGCAACGGAATGCAGTTTTTGCAGGAATTCATCCATCATCTGCTTTCGGAAAACCGGAATGTGATTGCCGTATCCGCACATATCGAAATAACGACTGCGAAAAGCATAGAAGCTTGTCCCGAAAATCTCTTTGTTCAGAAAGCGGTACTGGGAAAAGACATCCAGTTCTTTGTTGGTAATGAGT